TGCCTATCTTCTTCTTGTCTTCCTTTTCCTTGCCCGGTCTGGGGTAAGGTTTTATGTTCTTTTTCTTTCCGCTGAGCATCGTTGCGATCACCTGAAGCATGTCGTAGATGTCAGCGAGCAATATATTTGTCTCCAGTGTTTCTTCCCAGCCTGTTGACTTCCCCAGATCTCTGGCAAGCGCACTGTCTGTTTTCAAATTACGCACAAACGAATTGAGGGCGCTCCAAGATAGAGCGCCCCCGACATCGTCCAGTTGATAATTCGTCCGTGTCATGAGGTCATAATTTAACGCCTCGCCGTGTTCTTCTGTGAACTGGGCAAGGCTTATGATTCCCCCACTGTCATACCGCTTGCCTCTTTTGTAGCGTCTGACCAGGCATTGAAGATCGTGGTGATCTCTGCCATTGTCAGTTCTTCAACTACGTCTTTTCCGAGGTACTGTGCGAGGAAGTCAAACATTCCTTCCTCATTGTTCCCTATCTTCTTGAGCTTGCGGAACTCCTTCACTTTCAGTGAAGTTCCAAGCGGTATGTTGTACGTTTTGTCACCGATGTCCACTTTGAGGACTTCGGTCTGTTTGTGGTCGTTGAGATTTAAGTTCTTAGGCATATCGGAACTCCTTTCTGATTATCAGGATGTTACTTGACCGTCGTCCTTCATGAATGTCCATGAAGCTGCTTCGATGGTAACGCCCCAAGTGATAGCGTCTGAAGGTGAGAAGCTGATATCGTCAACGTCTCTGATAACACCCTTGGTGGTGCCGAGCATGAGCATGTCGTCTCCATCCTTCATGATGAACAGGAATGCAGCAGCCGGAGCGCTGATGCCAGGCTCAACTGTTACGGAAACAAGTGCACCGTGAGAAGCTGTTGCTGCGGAAACCGTTACGTTATCCTCGCCAAAGATCGCCTCAAGTGTTGACTGGTTTGTGTACATCAAAGGTGCCTGAACTGTTCCACCCTCGTCAGAAGATACAAGTCTCTCGATCTCCTTTGCCCAGTTACGGATCGGATCAGAGTCCTTACCTGTGCTCCACGTAATACCGTCAGCAGTTACCGCACCGACCTCGTCCCAGCTTGAAAGACCTGTTGAGTCTCCGGGATAAGCAGGAAGGGCTGTCCCAGCGTCTGCCATGTAGAACATACCTGTTGCCAGACCAATGCCAAGATTTACTTTATTACTTGCCATATCTTTTCTCCTTTATGAATTCGTTATAGTCAGTGATTCTCGATGTGCAGTGACCAAGACGGTCAAAGTGCGCAGTTTTAAGTCGGGACGTACCGGATCACTGCCCCAGTTCGCCAGACTGTTTATGGTTACGTTGCGGATAGCACCAAACTGTTCAGATGCTCTCTGTTCGAGGATGCCTAAAGCGTTCCGGATCAGCTCATCAGCTTCAGCATCCGTCTTCGCCCTGGCATCGAGCTTCACCATAAAGGTGTCGATCGTGTTGGTGGTGTTTCCGCCTGTTGCCGTGATGAGCAACGACGGGACTGAGAAGTTCTCCGGGAGTGGTCTGACGTAAGCCGTCAGATAGTCCTTGAGCGCCTTCCTGATCTCATCCTCAATGTCATACGGTCTCAAGATGTCAATGCTGCTCATATAACTGCTCCTGTTAGTGCGTTGTCTTCAGACTCGGCAATAGCAGACTTGTCATCTGTCGATTTAACAAAGCCTATCCATCTTCCTCCGCCATAACCTCCGAGGATGACGTTTGATGCAAAACCATCTCCGCCTCTCGTGTTGTTCTCGTTAGCGCGGTCTCTTATGCCGTCAGCCGTTTCCTGAACCAAGTCACGAACGCCCTCCGACTCAAGGATCTCTTTGAAGCCTTCAGATATAAATTCAAGTCTGATCTCAGTAGCCATTAGCCTGAATACCTCCGCAGATTTATATGTAAGTGGTTAAGACTTAACGCTGCCGGTTGTACCCTGACATCTCCGTCTATCTCGTAGGTCTTGCCTTCAAACCTGATGCGGTCCCCTGCCTGGATGTCGGCATCTGCCGGAGCAAATAATGTGTAACCATCAAATATGCCCAGCACTCTGCCGTCTTCACTCAAAGAAGTAGATGCAGGTTGCATTGAGCATCCTGGTATCTCTTTCTCTGTTGCAGTGGACCAGTCAAATATCGTGGAGCCTCTTGAGTCTTTCGTGCCAGGTCTGATCCTGGTCACGATATCGTTGCAAAATGAAGTGAGCATATCAGTACACTCCTTTCACCTTGAACGGGTTCAAGATCTCCTTATTGTCATCAGGTAATGCGGTCGAACGGGTATTCCCTGCCCACGATGCGTTGTATGAAACGGAAACAGAACCAGCGGTCTCGGACATGACACCATACGAGCTTGTGACCGCGTGAGTTACGCGATTAGCAACAAGTTCCTTCAAAAGGTCCATCTGTTCAGCACCAACACCGGCATCGTAAAGAATGTATATCTTTGACCTTCTGTCGTAGTAACCGAAGTCATACAATCTCAATATGCCTGACTCATCCAGGTCAAAATCTGTTGTAGGTTCTCCTACCCAGACACTGCCGACCTTTGAAGCGTTCAGGAGAACGGACTTGATGGAAGTCACGAATGTTGCCGGGAGCTGAATAACGAGATCAGATCCGACAATGCAGTCTCTGATATCGAATATTCTGTAAACCATCTCACATTCCAGGTTAGGATAGACGTGCCATCCACAATAGTTCTGGATAGAACGTGTTGCAGCAGGAATGTTCGTCTTGATCCTCGCATCCTGGATGGAGAACTTGTTATTCGTAAACTCGATAAACTGTGAAGGTGTCAGGAAGTCAGGCAACGACTCTGCATCTGTAAGGGTATAACCCCAAGGTGTCTTTATCATTTGTTTGATCCTGCCTTCCTTGCCTTATTCGAAGGAACTTTCTTTGCCTTCGTCTCAGTCTTTACCTCTGCAGGCTCGGCCTTCTTCTCGACCTTCTTTGTTTCGCAAGGCTCTGCGCCATTCGGGAGATTGTTCTCATCAAGCCATACCTTACGACCGTTTAAGAAATAGATCTTCATAATCGGAAACCTCCTTTCCTGCAAGAATTAAGAAGTCGGGAGCCACATATATGACTCCCTTCTCCGTTTTAATTAAGATGCTGACTGTGCGAGGAGAACTACACCCTTGAGGTCAACTACTGCACAAGCAAGTCTCTCTTCTGCGAGGAGAGTAACCTTGTTGTAGAGTGCATCGTCTTCGTTCTGCTCGTAGAGCTTTACATCAAGACCGCCCTTCTTCCAGATCTTTACTGCAGGCTTAGCAGCTACGAGAGCTGAACCCTGTGCAACTGCAGAAGATGTGAAGATCTGAACGCCCCAGATAGAAGCAGGTACACCATAAGCGCCATTGCCGTAAGCACCAGCAAAGTAACCGCCACCGTAATACTGCTTGTTCTGATCCTTAGCTGTAAGGAGTGTAAGAAGATCTGCAGGGTTAAGGATAACTACAGAAGCATCATAAGCGCTGTCTGCCTTTACCTTCAAGATAGCAGAAAGGATACCATCAGCGAATGTAACTGTTGTGCCGTCATATGTAGCAGCTCCGATTCCTACTGTAGAACCGATTGCGTTTACAATGTGAGAATCCTCAGCACAGCCGATCTGGTATACGAGAGTGTTCTGTACTTCAGAAGCAAGGAAAGGAGCATCATTGATGATCTCGTCTGTCTCCTTGATCCAAGCAGCAATCTTGCTAAGTGCAAGAGTTGTGCCTGTGAAGCTTGTTGAAGCCTGAGGCTTCTTTGAACCCTGAGATGTTGTTCCGATGCCTGAGTTTGTCTCGAAAGCACCCTGCAAGAAGTAAGTGATTGCGTTACCACTGATAGTTGCGTTTGTGAAGAAAGAAGCTGCAGCTACTCTGTCAGGCTGGGGAGCAATGCTTCTGTCTACCTCTGCGATAGTAGGAGCTGTAACTGTGTCTGTGTAAGTCTTGAAGTGCATTGAAGCACCAGCCTTCTTATCTACCATCTCTGCACACTTTGTTGTAAATTCGTCCATCTGTGACATTTTCTTTTCCTCCATGTCGTTAGTATTTGTCTCTTCGGTCTTTCCGACCTTTTTCAAGATCTCTGCAGCCTTTTCGGATGCTTCAACCTTTGATTCGAGTTCCTCGATCTCTGATGCAAGTGCCTCACCCTGAGCAATAGTCTCTTCAGAGACATCCTCAGACTTCAGAAGTGCTTCCATCTCGACCAAAGCGCTCTTCTTTTCTGCGAGCTGTTCCTTAATCGTCATGTTCGGGAACCTCCTTCATTGATTTGATTTTTTCGAGCAAGTCTCCGGCTCTCTTGGAATTGCCTTCGTCCTTTGGTTCCTCTGATGCCTCATTGACCTCGGGTTCTGCCTCTTCCTTTGCCTCTTCTTCCTCGGTATCATCTTTCTCTTCCAGCAAGGACTGGAGAGATTTGATGCAGTTCTTGATGATCTCTTCGTCA